ATTCCCTGTTGTATTTTAATTTTGGCAAATTTTGCTGCCAAATGTCAGGCAAGTCATGATACACTGTGTTTATCTCTGCAACCATGCCGGTGATTCTTTGGTGCCGGTCTGGGATTGTATCATAACTGTTGTCTATTCCTGCAAAATCAACTTCAAATTTCAGACTCTTTAAGAGAGATAAAAAATCATTGGCTGCTGCAACAAAAATAATATTTCCAGCAACCAGTGGCTTCACAGTCTTTTCACTCATCAGTACAGTTGGGCTAAAAGTTTCTGTGATTAAATTTGCGTAAGTGTCTGCGTATGCTGCGGTAGAACTGCTCCAATCATTGCCCCCATCATAGTCTGATTGGCTACTGTATGGGAATTCAGTCCGACGGGATAAAAACCAATCAACAATGTTGTTGTCTGTCACGTGGTCGGCCACTGTGGACACATCACCAAAACTTTTATATACTTGGCCAAACCAAGGTTGTGATTGTAACTCATAGTAGGTAGCAAATCTGGAAAAACTAGGGCTCCGGTTAAGGCAACTTAAATTGTACGATCTTGACTGCCAATTTGGGTTGTGCGTTTGAGGAGGGTTGCCAGCTACCATTTGCTGGTAGTGATAGCTGTGCCACCAATGCCAGGCAAATGGCAAAAATCTAAATCCCAGATCGTGATTGGCTTTGGCAAAATCCATGCTTCCGGTGAGCACAAAGCATCGACCGTTAACACCAGTACGTAATACACAATCACGCACGTGGATCGAATTGTAAGCATCGTTATAGATGTTGAATATTACTTTTGCACCAGGTTCCAGCGACTGCATCAAATCAAATTGGTCAATATACTGTTCAACATGCCCCCAATTAAAAATTAAATATCTAGGATCATCGACTGCGGCCAAGCCGGGAATCCCGACCCTACAGCCACGGAAATAATCAGCATCAACACTCATACTCTGAAACTTTCGCCGCAACCGCAGCGATCTCGTTCATTGGGGTTATTAAATTGGAATCCTTCATTGAGTCCCTGGCGTGCATAATCTACCGTCATGCCTTGTAAGTAAACACATGACTTAGGGTCAACAAATATTTTGCAGCCAGCACAATTAAAACATTGATCTTCTGCTAGCGGCGTATCTACATATTCTAACACATAAGCAAGTCCTGAGCAACCAGTGGTTTTTACACCCAATCGAACGCCTTGCCCGTGTCCACGACGGGTTAGAGTTTGTTGTATCTTTCGGGCGGCCGCATCAGTTAGAGAGATCATGCTTCTTTCTGTAGTCTTCTACAGCCGCCTTAATCGCATCTTCAGCAAGTATTGAACAGTGTATTTTGACCGGAGGTAGGGCGAGTTCTTCTGCAATCTCCGAATTCTTAATGTTTGCTGCTTCGTTAAGAGTACGGCCTTTGACCCATTCTGTGACAAGAGAAGATGATGCGATTGCTGACCCGCATCCATACGTCTTAAAACGGGCGTCCGTAATTTTACCTGTCTCATGATCTACCTTTATCTGCAACTTCATCACATCGCCGCAAGCCGGTGCGCCCACCATGCCCGTACCTATATCAGTGTCGCCCTTGTCGAACGAGCCGACATTGCGAGGATTTTCATAATGATCTATCACCGTTTTACTATATGCCATTTAATGCTCCTGTAATTGCTTTCACTACCGATATAGGATGGTAGCGATTCTATTTTGGTCTGTCATCCTCACCCCGTAGAAATTGTAAATTATGTTTACTACCGAGTAAGGATGGCGGTATACCTAAATCAATAACCTGCTGACTGTAAGCCATATAGTTTAGTCTCCTGTATCCAACCTATGATGCAATTTTGCCCATATTTTTCTTTAAACTTGTTCACAGCCTCATATTCGGTATCAGCTGCCACAGTAGTTTCAAACTGTCTTACCAAGTTGTCAGGGACAACTACTTTAATATAGGCTTTCCAATGTTTCATTACAGACAAGTCCTTGTTGTATAAACACAGGCTTTGCGATCATAGCTATGTACTGTGTTTATTTTAGATTATTTACTACTTTTAGTCAAGATCTTCTGGATTCCTGTGACCACAAGATCTACCCAATTGGTTTTTATCAGCTGCTGATTGTGCAGCAACACTTGCTGGCATCTTTGGTAAATCTCCACAGGGTCTTGGTCACTGATCCACTGCATGAGATCCAGTGCCCGATTCCATCTTGTTTGATTGTCCTCAATGCTGTCATACCCTTCATCAAATACTGATTCAAAAGTTTGAAATCCTAGACTGCGTAATCTACGTAGATAATACTGATCTGCCAACACTACAAATGCTCGACCAGCCAGCATGGGTTTGGCAATTTTTTCCGTGAAAAAACTACATCCCTGTGTGTCACTGCGGGTTTCACAAACCAGTGAAAACCAAGTTTGATTGTAGATGTCAGTGGGGATTATTTGACTGCGCCAAATACCCGGTATTCCATCTACAACAATGTTTTCTGACGACCAACCTATTGATACAGGATCTTTTTGTTCTCGAAAGCCCGGAATGAAATCTTTATTGATGCCGTAATAGGTCAAAAACGTTTTGTCCTGCAATCCCGGAACTTGAGTAATTCGTTGATACGCCAAATCACGATGTGGCCTTTCTAGGCCTAGCAATGCGTCCCAGATCAACGGCTTTGCAGTTGTGCAACTGAGTTGATCAGTTAACGCCAGTGCAGTATTGACTTTTACTGTGTGAGAAAAATGAAACATCCAAGGTCTAACCAAATATTGGTCAGATACTGTACTGTCAAAGTAGTACCAGTTGGTTTGTTCAGGATTGTAATATGTTTGTGTGTTACCTTCGCCACTGAGTAAAAACACTGTTTCAAATTGGTTGAGTTGATTGGTATCAACCTTGTCGGCGTAGTCTACTACAAATAGACAATGACGTTGAGTATCTAACCCAAGTGTGTGATATAACGCAGGCCAATTTGTGTATGCACTATTTTGCACGATTCATAGCCGATTTGGCCATTTTGTTGACAACTTGTTGAGCTTGCGGAACTGACATTTTGGCTGGGCCAATGTCAGCGCCCTTGAATGTAACCATGCCTGAATTTGGGTCCAAGGGTTCCAACATACCATTCAATGGTGGTTTGGAGATAATGTCGCTGAGATTTTGCGGTGTGAGCATGATGCCCAGGCTGCGAGCTGCTGAAATAAAGGCAGCTTGACTGATTTGTTTTTGTGAGTTGGTGTCCTCGGCGCGGCCAGCCAAAAATTGAGCCAACCCCATTAGTTTGTTGGGGTCAGTATCAACTGATGGCAAAGCAACTTCGTTGATTCTCATTATCTACGACCGCGTCCCAGCACAGCAGCAGGAGCAAGCTCGTCTTCTTCAGGCGGTGGTGCAAGGTCGTCGCCAACATCAGCAGCGTCTAGGTCGTCTAGGCCAGCAGCTTCAGCATCAGCACCGGCGGCCATGTCAGCACCAGCAGCAGCTAGATCAGCACCAGCATCCATGCCAGGTATACCAGCAGTTGTTTGTCCAGTGACTACACCAAGGGCTTGATCAAGCTGTTGTTTGGCTCCTTGCAGGTTCTGCATGAGTCCTGTGAGGGCACCCGTGGCATCAGTATTGAACTGAGTGGCTTGATCAATGCCAACTTGATTCTTGATTGAGTCAACCAGCGCAGGCAGTTCTTTGAACTGTAATTCGCTGACATCTTCCAACATGCCTTGCATCTTGTCAACCATGTCTTGAGCAGCAAGAACAACTTGTGCTTGTTGTACTTCTGATTCTTTGAGCATGCGATACGCATTGCGCAGCTTGCTTTCAGTTTTGGTCAGTGCTACACCAGATACAATCTTTTGTTCGTCAGGATTCAAGCTTTGGCCCTTGGCTGCTTTTTCCATTGCAGCTTTGACTTTGGGGTCTTTTTGTGTGGCCAAAACTTGTGCTGTTTGCTGAGCCGTGGCAGCAGTGCCCGGTGCAGCAGTAGTACCGGGAGGGACTGGTATGGTTTCTTTGAGTCTGGCAGTCAGAGCCTGCTCCATCATGACCAACTTAAGGTAAGCAGGATTCTGCTCGCTAGTATGAAAACCAGCACTACGGCGATTTTCGCCTAGCACTGTTTTTACACGACTCAACATGTTGCGGCACTGGGCGGCTGTGAGTTGATCAAAAGACATAGCAGAACCAAAGTGGCTTTCGAACACTCGTCTGACTTGATTAATCTTTTTAATTTGTGAAAACTCTTGCAGTTTCATTTTGGAATCCTTTTAGTTGTAAGTATTTAGCCGAAATTACGCATTTTTCTAATTCGTTTTCCACGGCTTTTAGTTGTGCAGTTTTAGGTGCTAGTTTGGTCATAACTATTTCCCTAAACCCAGCACTGCGTGATTTGTCTGCTAGGCCACGCTGTGTGGTTATGTCATTGGCTAGAAGTTGTCGTTTGCTGTCTAGAATTTTTATGTTTGCAGCCAAGTTAAATCTACGATATTTGTCAGCCACACAGTAGCTCATTGCTGTGCGGCGATTGGCAAAGCTGCCCAATAAATCTTCGTTGTTGTCGTATACTCTGCAACAGTATTGTTCAGCTTTGATCAAATAACGACCAAAAGCTATGTGATTACCTTCGTTGTCGGTTATCACAAGATTATCCGGATTTTTCCTGAGTTGCTGAGTAGCAAAGCGTTCTAATTTTTGATCACGTGTCATTTTAAAACGTATTGAGTTATAAGGTACCCAATGGTAGAAACTAAAAAAGCAATAATGCCAACCCCCCAGGCAATAGTTCTGTCATTTTGTTTGACTGCGGATTTTTCCATCATCTTTTTGAGTGCGTCTATAGCAGCACTCAATCCATCCATTTTTTCATCTACTGATACTAATCTAGTCTCAAGATGTTTGTAACGTTCGGCGCAGAGTTCTACGTGAGCTTCCAGGCTCTTTTTTTCAATTTCGGTGGTGTCGCTCATGATCAGATATTTACCGTTTTAAACCAAATGTTTTGATTATTGCCTTGCACAATCAAACAAGGCTCAATGTCTGACTGTTCAGTTAATCCTGTGATCATTGGTGTTCCTGCACACTCTGTTAGCAACTGTGCTGTGGAATCTGCTGTGCCGTCGTTGCTGTAAACGCCTGCTGCTTCCACAGCAAATTCAAATTGCCAAGTATTTTCTTGGTGCTGGGGGCGAGACAAAATTTCAGGTTGAGCTCGTAGACTTATCATTTGCAGTATGGTTTCAAAGTTGCGCTGCTGATTTCGTGAACGATTCCAGTCTGTGATGCTGTTTATTGTTTGGCCTTGCTCGTCTTGATAGGGCACCTGGTCAATTCTAAAATGGCCGGTGGTACCTGTGTAACTGCAATCAAACAGAGTTTGACAAAGTATTTTCATAGTTGTGATATTTACGGCCAAATAAAAACCCCGGAGTTTTTATGTCCGGGGTCGACTCAATCAAATTAAGTTTGATTAGGAAGCAGCTAGTTTGAAGCCAATGCTAGTTGCACTGTCCAACTGATAACCTGTGTAGGTAATGTTGGCAGCACTCAAGAAACCAGCAGCTTGTGCGCTGGCATTGCCAAACGCGCCTGTTGGGTATGTA